CCAATCTCATAAGCTGCACTTGGCATTCCTAGGTATTTGGCTTTGTAGCCGGTTAAATCTTCAATTGCCTGAACTAACTTTTTTCTTTCAGCACCTTTCATTTCATACTTTAATTCCATGCTTTTTACCTCCTCTAATTTGGTATGTACATATATCACTCTAAAGGCTGTAAATAGCAAGTCATTTCTGTCTTTATTCAAAATAAAAATGAGCAATTCCTGCTAGTACAAAACAGACATTAGGAAGTGCTACACCATTACCCCACATCTTATATTCGGCTGAATCAGTATGAGGGTTTTTAAGCCACTTTCTTATCTGTTTTTCACTTTTTGGCTTAGTAGCTTTTGTTACAACTCTTCTATATGTTTCAAAGACTTCAGTCCAAAACTTTAATTCTTCACTGCTAGGATTTTCTGTTTCAAGTCCATCGCACCAACCATCTGGGAAACCTTGAAGTCTTCCACACTCTTTTGGTGTAAGCCTTCGCACGATATATTTTTTACCTTCCATATCATTAACAACTGGAGGATCTTTATAATCGCTTGCTACTAAAGTATTCGCTAAATTTTCTACTGCCTCAGTATGATGCGAATTTTTACTTGTTGAATAAACAATAGCAAGACCTCCTTGATTAGCGTCCGGTGAATTTAAACCTGTATTTATAGTCCTAGCAACATCCGTTTCATAGATATTTGCTCTATGATTCTTTGTGTTTTCTGACGTGATTCTGACATCAAATATATCCACTTTATCTTCAACTACAAAAGGTTGATTATTTCCACCAGTTCCAAGACTTGCCCCTAGTGTGTTACTAATATCAATCGGACCTTTGAATCTAGAATCCTGTCCATGATTTTCGAATACTAATGGTGGATGATTACCTACGCTTGCAGTAATTGTTCCACTTTTATTTTCATGAACATCCATCCTCTGACCACCCTGGTCATTTAAGCACAGGTTTTCGATCCCGTTTCTAGTGCAAGTCTTAGAATTTCCGGTAGTTCTTTTCCACGGGCATTTGCTCTTTTCAAGATGCCAAGACATGCCCTCGGACTCAAATAATATTTTTCCGGCACTTTCTCCATTAAAATCGCAGACAAGATAGATTCGTCTTCTTCTCTGGGGGACTCCCCAGTGCTGAGCATCAAATACCCTCCATGCGAGGCTGAAATCATCTGCCAGGATAAGTCCTGCATTTTGCCACCTGTTAGGTCTAGGCATATCAATTTGATATCCTTTGATTTCACCGATTTCTTTAAGTACTTTTTTAAAGTCTTCTCCCTTGTTTGAGGAGAATGCCCCTGGGACATTTTCCCAAATGATGTATCTTGGTTTTGTTCCATTCGTCCTTTCCCTCATTTCTTTAATAATTCTTATTGCCTCATAAAATAAATTAGAGCGAGAACCGTTAAGTCCCGCTCTTTTCCCTGCTATGGACATATCCTGACAGGGACTTCCAAAAGTTATAATATCCACCGGCTCTATTTCATAGCCTTTAATATCTGATACATCCCCTAGGTGCTTTACTTCCGGCATTCTTTTTGTTGTAACCCTGATTGGAAATGGCTCAATTTCTGATGCCCATATAGGTTTAATTCCCAATAGCTTTGCTCCAAGCGGAAAACCTCCACTTCCATCAAAGAGACTGCCAAGAGTTAATTCCTTACTCATCAGCAGTCACCTCACGATATAGATATTCTTTTCCATCTCTTAACACCGATACATCTTTATCAGTTCCAACCTGCTCAATATATCTTTTGACGATTACATCACAGAACTTTTCATCAAGTTCAATAGTATAACAAGAACGGTCTGTTTGCTCGCAAGCAATTAAGGTGCTACCACTACCACCAAATGGATCAAGTATAAGGGTGTTACTCATACTCGAGTTAGTTATAGGATATGTGAGTAGTGCAATAGGTTTCATGGTAGGATGTTCTGCATTTTTCTTAGGCTTTTCAAATTCCCATATGGTGGTTTCTTTTCTTCCTGAATACCACTGATGTTTTCCTTTCTTCTTCCAACCATATAGACATGGTTCATGTTGCCACTGATATGGACTTCTGCCAAGAACAAGTGATGGTTTCTTCCATATGCAACAGCCGGATAGATAAAACCCTGCATCGTTAAATGCTTTTCTGAAATTCAATCCTTCCGTGTCTGCATGAAAAACATAGATAGATGCATCATCTGCCATCACCTTTTCCATATTAGAAAAGGCATCAAGAAGGAAGTTATAGAACTTATCTGTATTCATATTGTCATTTTTTATCTTGCCTGCACTACCTTCATAGTTTACGTTGTAGGGTGGATCGGTTACTACAAGATTTGCTTTCTTTCCATCCATCAAACGCTTGTAAGTTTCTTCTTTAGTTGCATCACCACAGATAAGTCTATGTCTTCCAAGTGTCCAAATATCCCCTGCCTTAGAAAAGCATGGTTTATTTAGTTCTTCTTCAACATCAAAATCGTCATCTTCTACTTCTTTATCATCTTCAAAAATACTGGCAAGTTCACTTTCATCAAAACCTAAAAGGTCTAAATCGAAATCTGCTCCTTGAAGTTCAGAAAGTTCAATCGCAAGAATTTCATCATCCCAGCCAGCGTTAAGTGATAGTTTATTATCTGCAATAATATATGCCCGTCTTTGAGTTTCAGTTAGGTGGCTTTCCTTTACACAGGGTACTTTCGTTAACCCAAGTTTCCTAGCTGCTGCAAGTCTGCCATGTCCGGCTAAAATTGTATTATCTTCCGATATGAGTATCGGAGATAAAAAACCAAACTCCTTTATGCTTGCAGCAATCTGAGCTATTTGACTCTCTGAGTGGGTACGAGCGTTTCTAATATATGGAATGAGGTCATTAATATCTGCTAGATAATACTGCATTTCTTTTCCCATAAACTCCTCCCATTAAAAAAGACCCCACTCGGCAAATTTTTCAAATCCGCCTACGGAGTCTATATATTCTTTCGCTAGTCTTACTATCTCATCATAAGACTTACCATCTACTTCTCTATCCCCGATTGCACAGCAAAGTTTAACTTCTTCGCCCATCTCCCGTGCTTTTAGAAAAGCATAGATGTTTATAGATACATCTGCCTTTGACAAGTCTTTCCCATGAAGTCCTCCACCAGTTACGGAGTCTGCCATATCTGACCCAAGTTTTCTATTGGTAGCTCCTGTGTCTACATCAGTTCCACCAGTCCAATCTCCTAGTGGATTTACTTCTGCATAGGGATAGGTTTCTCTAAGCTCTGATATTTTAGCATTACTCTGACAAATAATCAGCCTTGTTTCATCTAAGATATACTTACCATCATACGGATATTTATTATAAATTTTTCTTGATATTTTTGATAGTTCCTTCTGTTCATCTGTTAAAGGCACTCCCTTAAAAATACCATTATCTCCACAGCGTACCTTGTCCTTTTGATTATTTGACAAATATACATCTTGAGGAACAATCACAATATCTGCCTTCACATCGCCTGCAATACGATGAATGATTTTTTCAATTGGCTCCTGATAGAGTTTTTCTGTTGTTTCTATAATAACATGGCACACGCCGTGTCCAATTAACACTTCAACTGCAATCTTAGGGTTGTCATTTGCCTTATATGCTAGATCTACTATTGCACCTGCTATCCTATCTGCTATTTTATCAGGATGCATTGGATTTACTTTTTCTATCATTTTCTACCTTCCTCCTCTAAGTAGTCTTTCCATAGGATCATTACTTTCTTCTTCAAAAATTTCTGTACAATTTTGCTTTACAATGTCATAAATCTCATACCAAATTAGGTTTGCTGTTTTTTGAAACTGACTAGACATCTGTATAAACGGAGAGGCAATCACACCTCCGGTGGTTGGATGTTTTCCAAGCATTCCGTACCTACTGATTGCTTCTTCACACTGAATATATCTTGCGAATGCTTGTGAATAAGATTCAATAAGTCTTTTGTTTACAAGCTTTTCGCATTTTCTTTCCTTTAGCCACTGCCATGTTTCTTTATAAATGTGGTCTGCTCCAAGCGGGATCCCACTCTTTTGCTTAGCAGATAGATACTCACTTGGCTTAGGCATATCCATGCCTTCAAGTTCTACCCCTTCCGGTAAATCTACAGATTCCAGTTCTGCGTAGTATTCATCTGGTATATCATTTGCTAGTATTTTTACCATTTCCCCAGCTTGTATTTTTTCAGCTACTGGTTTTGGCTTATCTCCTGCTCTGACCCTTCTTCCTCCTCTATATGTTCCGTCTTTAGCCAAATTATCACTCCTTAAATTTTTACTTTCTTTAATACCCTGTTTGAACCTCTCTTTTTGTGCGTGAGACCCCACGCCCGTTCCCCAGTGGATAGGTTTGTAGAGATTTTACTCCCCCTACCCCTTATTTTTATTCCATCTATCACCACGACTTGCATGTATTCTCGCATGACACGATTTGCATAAAGAAATCAAATTACTTTTATTATGATTTCCACCTTCTGATAAAGGTTTGATGTGATGCACTTCTTCTACGGGTACTAAAATTTTCTTCTTAAAACACTCCTCACAAAATGGATGCTCCTTAACGTAAGCATCTCTTACTCTTTTCCATACTCGTCCATACCTACGGCGTACAGCAGGATTCCTGTCGTACTTCTCGTAGCGTTTGTTCTCTTGTTTCTGGTGCTTTTCACAAAACCTACCCTCAGTTAGGTTAGGGCACCCCGGATATGAACATGGACGCTTTGGTTTTCTTGGCAAGCCTTCCACCTCCTCCCATACATAAGAAAAGCCCTGAAGGATTTCTCCATCAAGGCCCTGTTTTATTTATACTTTTGACAAGTATATCATACCATATTTGATGCTATGACATCTACTGACAATCACTGCCATCAACTGCCATTAGCTGACAACTTTTAATATTAATTGGATTTTCAGGTAGTTTTAGCTTTGCTAGAGCATTTCCATGCCACCTAAATATCGTCCTTTCACTTGCAAATAGCAGGGAACTTATCTCATCCCATTCTAGACCTTTAACGTATCTGTAATTCAAAACCAGCTTTTCATCAATACATTCTAATTGTTCTATTGTTTCAAGTATCTGAAGTTTTAAGTCCATAAAAAGATTCACTTCATTAGCTATCTTTATCTCAAGAATGTTTATTTTATCAAGCCATTTCTCAAATGGCGCTCTTGTATTTCTAGTAGTTTGTATATAATCTCTATCAAAAGCAATACTTGAAACACTGACTGATAACTCTCTAATTCTTTTTAGTTCTTCTAAATCAAGTTCAATAATTCGATTTAGTAATCTGTGTTGCTTTAAATATTCTTTTTTATCCATTCTTACCTCCATCTGAGGTAAGTTCTCCATAGAACCTCTCTTCCTCGTTACTTTAATCTTGCTTTCACTGATTCTATCAGTGCATCTTGAATTTTCTTCTTGGATTTTAATGCTTTCATGACATCTTCATCAATCGTTCCTTTGGTTAGGATGTGATGAATAACAACCGTACTATCTTGCCCTTGACGGTAAAGTCTGGCATTGGTCTGCTGATACAACTCCAGTGACCAAGTCAGTCCAAACCATATTAGAGTCGATCCCCCAGCTTGAAGATTGAGTCCATGACCTGCACTTGCAGGATGAATTAAAGCCACAGGAATTTTACCTTTATTCCAATCCGATATATCCTTGGCTGATTTAATTTCTCTGACATCAAATCTATCTTTTATTTTTTCCAGATCGTGTTTAAACCAATAAGCAACAAGAACTGGTTTGCCATTTGCACCTTCGATTAAATCCTCTAAAGCATCAAGCTTTCTATCGTGTATATGGAGACTCTCCTTATCACCGTTATAGACAGCACCATTTGACATCTGAAGAAGTTTGTTTGAAAGTGCTGCTGCATTGATAGCATCAATCTCGTTTTCTTCAAGGGATAACACCATATCTTGTTTCAAAGAATCATATAACTTTTGTTCTTTATCCGATAAAGTAACTATCACTTCGTTCATGACACACTCTGGCATCTTTAGAAAATCTTTTGACTTCATGGAAATTGTAATATCAGATATTAGACTATATATCTTTTTTTCTGCTCCATCTTTTGGCTTATAGGAAAATATCATCTGCTGATTTCTTTTATCTGGTACAAAGAAGTTCTGCCTATAGTAAGTGATATATCTTCCAAGTCTTTCTCCCATATCAAGCAGTCTAAACTCTGCCCATAAATCCATCAGACCGTTACTTGAGGGTGTTCCTGTGAGCCCTACAATTCTTTTTATTTTAGGTCTTACTTTAAGAAGTGACTTGAACCTTTTCGCTTGATAGGACTTAAAAGATGAAAGCTCATCAATGACCACCATATCAAACTTCCAAGAAATTCCACTTTTTGTAATAAGCCAGTCTACATTTTCTCTATTTATCAAATAGATATGTGCTGGTTTCTTCAAAGCATCAAGCCTCTCTTTTTCACTTCCGATAACAACAGAATAGTTTAAGTGCTTTAAATGATCCCACTTTTTTATTTCATCTGGCCAAGTAGAGTTAGCAACTCTAAGAGGTGCAATAACAAGAGTCCTTGATACATCAAAGTAATCAAGCATAAGTTCATTTATTGCACTAAGGCTTATGACACTTTTTCCAAGTCCCATCTCAAGAAGAACAGCAGATACTGGATGATTTATAATAAAGTCCGTTGCGAACTTCTGATAATTATGTGGAGCGTATTTCATCAATCACACCACCGATCTGATTCTTACCATCAATAACAAAGCACTTAAAACCTAACTTCCTAAAATCATCAATTCTTTTCATCTGTAGAGGCCTTGGTTTTTTTCCTTTTGCCTTTAGTTCTACAAAAGCAAACTTCCCATCTGATAAAAATACCATTCTATCCGGAAGTCCATCCATACTTGGACTTACTAGCTTAAGGCAAATACCACCAAGTCCTTTAACCCTTTTAACTAAAGACTTTTCAATCTCTTTTTCTAGCATATTTTTAACCTCCATTCATAAGAGGTGCAGGTAGGTGAAGGGTATTTACTATTATTGTCTATAGGACTAAAAAAATAAGTATATATATTAATATAAGTAAATACCCTGCATATCCCTGCACCCTTAGTCCTCAAACTCTGATTTCAAACGCAATCCATAGACTATAATGCCTTTTTTAGTCTTTTTCTTTTGAAAGTTTTCGATTTCTAAAACAGAATAAAAATCACCAGCACTTCTAGTAAATTCCCCCGTACGAAGGCAGTATGAGCGATAAGCCGTATATAGCTCTCCACTCTTTTCTGTAAAGGTGGAATCAATCTCACAGCACTCATCTAGAAAATGCTTCATCCAGTCATTATTTTCCTTATAGGCTGCAATGGCATCTTGAACTCTCTTAGGCGCATCGATATGGTACTCGTCCTTGATTACCTGTTTTGCTCCTTCGATTATCCAAGAAAGAATGGCTCCACCTGCATTTTCAAATAGATACTCCGTGTAGTTCTTGATATCATTTTGCCCTTCAATCTTTGCAT